CTAGCTTTTTCTTTAGGTGTAGTAGGATTAGCTCCTGCACCCTTTTTACCTTGTTGTCCAAATCTAATTAATTTAACTTGATCTCCTGACTTAGCTACAACAACGTGTGACTTAGTAGGATGACCTGGAGTTTTTTTAGGTTTGTTATAACCTGATACTCCAGCTCTTTCTAGTCTAGGATCTTTAGCCATTATTTTTTCATCTTTCTTAAAGTTTGTGCTAGGCGAGCACGTTGACCAGTCTTACCTTTTTTCTTTGCAGCTTCTGCTAGTTTCTTAGCAGGAATCTTTTCACCTTCTTTAACACCTAAAGTTTTACGTAAAGCTCCAGGTTTTTTAATTGCTTCTTGAATCCATTTCTTAGCCATTATTTACTTATACCTTTCTGCTTCTCATAGGTTCTTAATCCTGCTAAACCTAACATAGCAAATGTTAACTCAAGTAATGCATCTGTATGAAACTCAGGTAGTGGTACATCTACACCATATAATGTAATCATCCAAACAATTAATGGTTGTAATACAAATACCCATGCAAATCCTAGAGCAGCTACCCAACCTAAACAAGGTCTCCAACCTGCTACCCATACTGATCTATGACTTGCTTCTACTTTGTTAGTTTCTGCTTGTGCTAAATTTAATTGAGCTGCATTTTCAATAAGAGCTTTCTCAATTTCTTGAGCAGCTTTTTCTTTTGCATTCTTATCTGGAATAACTCTATCAAGTACAGAACTAACTACACTAATTATAGGACCCCACATCATTTAAATATTACCTCTTTCAGAACGTCTTTTATTTTCTTCAGCTTGTTTTTTTGTGTTAAGTACCAAGGGACGAGGTTTAGATTTAGAAACTCTTTCAGTGGTTTCTGAAGTAGTACCTCCCAAAGAATTATTGTTAGTATTACTAAAATTAAATAGCTCATCTATAAACTCTCCTGTAAAAATTTTTTTAAGTTTCTTAATCATAGTTCAGGTTTAGGTCCTTGCCAAGGTTTAAACTCTTCTTTATCATAAGATACGGGTTCATCTAATTCAAACCATCTTACAATAACTAAAGGTCCATTTACATTCCAACAACCAATATGAGGTTGATGATTTTCTTCAGTAGCTACTGTAAGGTATTGATAAAAAGATCCCATTTGTTTAGGACAAGGATCTACAGTTAAGTAAATAAAACCAACATCAGTAGGAGTAGCCATTACTTGAGGAAGCTCTTCAGCTCCTAGTTTGCTTGTCATAACACTTACAAGTAAACCTATAAAACCTGCAACTAATCCCCAGATTAGTTTATTTAACATACCTTCAATACGATCTAATCTATGATGAATAGTTGCATAGCGTTCAGCACACAGCTCTTCATGAGATCTAAGTTCCTGTTCTACTTCTTTTGGTGTTGTCATGTTAAACTTTCATTAATAAGCTTTGCCCATTTTTTAGCATCTTTAGTTACTATATGATAATGACACCATTGAGCAGGTTCAAATAATTGGTTTGTATCTTCATACTTACTTTCTTTTACAGTATCCATCCATATAAGAATGTCTGCTTGAAATATCTTTCTAATTTCTTTGGTTGGTGCTACAAAATCTGTTATACTATTTTTATATTTACTAGATAGTCTTTTAAGACGTTTAGCTTGTCTAAGTCTACCCTTGTAACTAAAATCCCAATCATTACAAAGAGTTCTTATATAGTCAGCATTTAATCTTGTAAACCCTGTTAGTCTTGCTAGTTCATTTGCTAATCTTGTTTTACCTGATCCTGGTAAACCACAAACTAAAATCTTCATTTCCAAAATTCCATACCTTTAAATCTACTAATTGTTTCTAAACTAGGTTTAGTTTGTGATTTAGATATAGAAGATCTTATTGTATGTAATAAAGGATGTTCGTCGTAAAGATCATTTTCTTTATATTTATGTTCAATATTATTAAAGTCATGTTCATAATAATCTTGATTTAAAAACTTATAAATATCTTTCATTACTTGTTTAGGATCATTAACTAAATCTTTGTATTCTACAATATGTATATCGTTTCTATTTTCTTTAAATGCCTTATATAAATAATCATAAGGTAGTCTTAATACTCTATCATCTTCTGTCATAAGAACATTACTTAGATTAGGTAATAAGTTAGTTAATGATGTATAAATTTCATCTATATCTCTAACAGTACATATTATCTTTGGTTTTATATTAAAAAGAATTTCTATTTTATTTATATAACAATTCCAATATCTATGTTTATCAAAAACTATTTCTTGTTCTACATCTTTATAATAGTAATTAAATATATCTTTTACATATAATCCTAATTCTTTAGGTTTAGGATAAGCTTTACACTCTGTTAAATTATTTATAACTTGTAAAAGCGTATCAACAATTCTTACTATAGGAGACATAGGACCTGCATAAAACTTAGGATTTTGACTAAGTAATGCAGAAAGTAATGTACTTCCTGACCTAGGTAGCCCTGATATAAAGTAAAATTGTTTAGCCAATTAAAACTCTACCCAACCAGTTATGATGTATTTATCACCACCGATTGGAGGATTACCTCTATGTGTATGTGTATAAGCTGCAGGAAATATTATACAATCTCCTTTGCTTGGTTTATATCTGTATTGTTGATAAAGAAACTCTGTCTCACCTGCTTCAAATTCATCATTAAGATATACAGTCCATGTAAGTAAACGATGTGCTGTTTCTCTATTTGCAGCTTCTGCGTGCCAAATATGATAACCTTGTCCTGGCTGCGTTTTTTGTATCTTTACTGTATATGAGGTGTGATTACCAAATGTATGTAGTACACTATATTTTTCTGCATATTGTTTATAACAATTATTCCAAAATAAATTATTAAAAGTATCTACTAAGTTTCTATTTGTATGAGACATTGGATATTCAGGTAAAAATAAAGCAAGATCTTCTTTATTCATCTTAGATGCCTTATCATGTACCTGACGATCTTTTGTTGCTCCACATTTTTCTGCTACTTTAAAATATTCTATAGCTTGATTACAAAAATCATCATTAAAAACATTTTTATATATTTCAATAAAATTATCCATTATTTATCCTTATTTAAAATATGGTCCAACTAACCATGTAACACAACTATATCTTATACCTTTTGTAACTGGTTCTACACCATGTAACAAGTAACTAGGAAATACTATAATAGTTCCTTTAGTTTGAGGAGGATACCATTTTTTATGGGTTGTTTGTATATAAAACTTTCCACCTTCAAAATCATCATTTAATATTCCTATTACTGTAAGTTTTCTTGTTTCATCACTATGTTGATGTAACATATCTACATGAGATACATAATGATTATTTTTATTATATATTAAAAACTCTGCTTGATGAGCGTGAGTAATATGATATTTCCATAAATAATTATTTGTACTAAATCCTGTAGAAACTAAAGTAGCTCCTATACCATTTTGAGTAGGTATTAAAACTCTACTTACATCTCTAATATCTTTATTAATATTATTATCTGAGCCAAGAAACGCAGGTAAATTTTCTATATCATTTTGTATATAACGATTTATAATATTATTACAAAAATCATTAGAAATACTATTTTCATAAACAGCACAGTCTAATAAAGAAGGTTTTTTAGTATATACATTTAATGAAGTTCTTCCATCATACTTTTGATCTGCATGAGGACCTTCTGCATCTACATAGTGTAAAAATACTTGGGCTTGCCAGTTACCTTCTGTATATTTTTCTCGCCAATGTTCTATATCCATACCACGATATAATACAGCATCTCCTACTTGCATATCTATTTTATTACCTGCCATATAAATAGACCAAGGATTACCTTTAAATCCTAATGTAATTGTTGCTGATATTTCACAAGCAGGTCTATCAGTATGTTTTTTTAATTCTTCACCAGGTTTATATAACCTTGCATAAGAATAAGTAGGATACAATTTTTTACCAGAAACTTTTTCAAAATGAGGTAATAGATCCTGTAATAATGTATCAAATGTAACTGTACCATGTATAGCTTCTGATAAAGGACATTGTATATCTTTAGTAGTTTTTTTATTTTTAATAAGTTCTTTTAAAACATTTACAAGTTCTTTACAATTATCTAAATCTAAAAACCCTTTTAAATGGACATATCCATTTTTATCAAAATCGTTGGTCACGATTATCCTTTCTAATTAAAATATTACTGATTTATAATTTGTACTTTAGACCAAGTTTCTGTATCCCAGTTCCATTCATAATCTTCTATTGGTTTACCTTCAGCATCTACAGCTAATTCACCTGCTGTAGTTAAAGCATCTACTGCTTTAGGTAATTTCTTAAATGTATTTGTACTTGGATTAAACCAATATAAATCTGTTTGTACAGCATTATCATTACAATCTTTCCATTGTAAAGAAGAATGTACTTCAAATTCATTACCTACATCTACTACATCTAACACTCTGTACCCAGAGTTATTTTTACCTCTGGGTTCTGTTGTACTAATTAACGCTTTTTTTGTCATTTAATATTTCTCCTATTAATACTCTACAACTACAACACCACCTTTACCTGCACCAGCTGTGTTTTGATTATATGTAGGTGATCGAGTAGCACCACCACCAGATCCCCAAGCTTTCCCTGGTTGTGGATTACAATCAGCAGCATAAGCAGGTGTATAAAAATCAGCAGTAATACCACCAGAACCACCACCTCCCCAAAAAGAAGTTCCCCCATGACCTCCAGTCATTTGAGCATTGGCTTTCATTTGTGAGTGTCCCATACCTCCATCAATATTAAGAGTTCCTCCTGAGCCTGCCCCTCCAAAACTTGGACCTGCTGTAGGAGCTCCTTTACCCCCTCCTGAGCCTCCTGTTGCTGAACAATATGCTCCAAAACTAGAAGTTCCTCCTGTGCTTCCAATAGTACCAGAGCTAGGAGTTGCTCCTGCTCCTGCTCCTCCTCCTCCTACAGTAACAGGCACACTTGTAGCTGAAGGAAACGAAATAACTTCTATAGCAGTACCACCTCCTGCTCCTCCACCTCCTGCTTGTACGTTATTAATACCTCCTGAACCACCACCACCTCCACCTCCAGTGACAGTTACTTTAACTTTAGTAATATTACCTGGGTTAGTCCATGTACCTGAAGAAGTAAAGACTTGCATCTCAGAGAAACCACCTGCTGCAACAGCAAGAGTAGTCCATGAAAAACTACCATCACCATCAGATATTAAATGTTGACCTGCTGTACCATTACCTGGTACGTTAAGTTCAGAAGCTGTAACAGCATTAGCTGCAATATTTGTAGCAGTAATAGTATCTGTTGCGATGTCTGTACCTGTAATAGTACCATTAACAATCTTAGCAGAAGTAACTGAACTGTCTGCTAGTTTAGCTTCAGTCACAGCAAGGTTATCAATATCTGCTGTAGCTACTGTATTCTTAGATGCTAGTGCTCCGTCTGCAGAATTGACGTATGCTTTAATTTGTGATCCAGTAACTTTCTTACTGGTACCTGCTTCGTTTATCTCAAACTCATTGGCATCAGCAGCAACCGATGCAGCAGT